TGAGTGCTTGCGCGTGCCTGCCGCCCAGCTCGTACTGGTCGAACTTTTGATGACAGCCTTTGATGCCTGGTCGGGCGGCACAGAGTGCAAACACTGCTCTGTCGTCGGCCTTCGCGCCCTTTGCCTTCCCGCTGTTCGGGTGCGCCGCCTGGCTGCTGCCCTGGATGCCGCAGGACCGGCAGGGCATCGCGGCCACCAAGCGGCGGTAGGCTTCTGAGCGGGCGGCTACGGTTTTGGGGAAGGCGATCATGCGGCCACCTCCGGGCGCTTGAATGTGCTTCGGTTCACCGGGTCGCCCGATCTTGGTTTCGGTTGCTGGCTTCCATCGAGCGCCAGATTTCCACCCTCGCCTGCGCGGCCCTGAGCTGCCACACCAGCGCTTCCTCGGCTTCGATGGCGGCTTTGATGCCCTCCAGCAACTCCAAGTAATCCGGGTGGGCGTAGGCGTACTGCTCGCGGGCGTTCACGGCCTTTTCAACGCATTCATACATCAACATGGCCTTTTTGCTTTTGCGGAATTCCTCAAGGTAGACCCGCTCAGCCTTGGCTTTTGCGAACTCGGCAGATTTGGCGATGATGAAATCGACGGCGGTGTTTGGGTCTTTCATGCCTGAACTCCCACCAGTCTTAGCGCGTCATCGACACTGCGCACGATGTGGACGACACCCGGCCAAGTCGCCATGAATTCGACTTGCGCGGGCGTCAGCTTGCCTTTTGGCCCCTTCACTTCGATCAGCCAAACCTTGTCGTTTTTGGCCGCGAGCAAATCAGGGATTCCGTTGCCCACCGATGCGAGCGAGACCACCGACACGCCGACTTTTCGCAGTGCATCAACCACTTCGCCATGGTTCAGGTCAATCCTTGCCGCTCGCCTCATACCGACTCCCCATTCGCCGCGCGCACCACCGCATCAATGCGCAGCTTGACTTCGACCAACTCATAAAGCGCGGCGCGGTAGCCGGACCATGCTTTTTCTGAGCGCTCCTGCTCCGCCGCGAGCTGGCCTTCCAGCACCGCGATCCGGCGCTTGAGTGCTGCGGGTTGTTGGCTTCGGTCGCTCATGCCGTCACCACCGCGTCAAGAGCGAGCTTTTTTTGCTTTCTGGCTTCCCTTTTCTTTTTTTCAATTTCTTGCAAATTGCCATTTGCTCTTAGCTTTTCCCTGTAGTTTTTTTGGTATTTCTTTACAAGCTCAGGATTCTGTTTAACCCAATCGGCATTGTATTCGGATGATTTCTTTGTTTTGCACTTTTTGCACTTAATACGACATGGGTCTGTTACCGCGCTCCATGCCGCAACTACGTACATATCGCCGCACTCACTGCATGGCGCCAAAGTTGTCCCGCTCACCGTCCGACAGATGTGATTCTCGGATTCACTTAACTTTTTGCCTATTGTTTGACGCTTCTTTTTTATTACCGGCTGCGTTGATGATATGCCCCCTGTACGGGGGTGTGCAGCGTGCATTTTTTGCACTTTTTCTGCCAGTTCTTCGCTGGTCAGCCTGGCGTTTAATTCGGTAGTAAATGTTCTTAACTTTTCCTTTGTTTCCGCGCCCACCAAACCATACCCAAGCGGAATCCCAAACTTTACCTTGTAATCATCAGCAGACATAAGGTGCATATGGTTGATGTGCTGCTGTAACCCCCTAAATTGGTGACCACACTCCAAGCAGGTCAGTTTGTGGTGTCCAAAGTAATCATGGATTTCAGATTCCTCTTGGAATTGAACGGGTTTTGGATACCCATACACCGGCTTATAGCTATCGGTGTATTTGTTTTGAGTCTTTTCCTTCTGCGCAACTCGACACCCACAGCACCGCGTTGACCTTCCAAATATCGGGTGCATCCAAAAAGCTTGCCCGCAATCCGCACAAGTAGCTGTCACCGATCCACCTATTTGCGTCAATGCTGCTTGTCGGGTGGCGCACTTTTGCAACCGTTCAGCTTGTTTTTCGGCTTTTTGGTTTTGACGGAATGGAGTCACAGGATCGCCCCCTTGCCACCCGAGCCGCCCGCATCGCTTCGCATCAGCCCATCAAACCAGCGCGCACACGTCGCGCCAGCCGAATCAATAGCCCAGTCGCCCCTTGCCACGAAAACGCGCTGCGGCGGCTTTGTTGCGCTGGGGATGCGGCACAGGCCGATGCGTGCGACAACCATCACTTCATCGGCGCTCAACGGCGTTTCGTCTTGCTCAGGGGCGCGGATACCGGCGGCGCGTCCTGGCCAGTCGGTGCGAGCGGTGTCGGCCCCTTCGCCAGCCGTCGCAACTCCTGCTCGCTGTGCCCATGCGCTACCCAGTCCGCCAACACTTTGCGCCGCCTGGCCACCGATTGCTCGGCTGTGATCTGCATCCGTCCGATGGTTTTCAGCAGCCGCGCACCGCACCACAAACAGGTGGGGCAGTGCATGGGCCAGCCCGGCCCGATGCTCGCTCGGTGGCAGTCGATGCACATTCATGCGGCCTCCGTTACTTTGCAGCGGCGGGCAGGATCCACCAGCCAGATTGCCAACGCCTTGGGGGTGTGCTCGCGCTCTGCCTTGGTGATGTGAGGCCGGCAGTCGTTGCGCTTTCGGCTTTGCACCACATACGCGGCTTCGCCCATCACATACGGGATCGGCGGGATGTCGCTGGGCTCGCAGCCAACGATGTAGAACCAGCTCGCTTTCTCGGCTTTGTGGCCCCACCACTTTTGCGGAGCTGGCAATGTCCATCCGCCGAATTCATCGTGCGCACCAGGTCGCGGCAGTCCTTGGTCAGCCCAAAGTGTCGAACCAGCCGGGTGCTCAAGCACGCCCCCGAACTCTCGAACTTGGGCAACAGCCCATCGGGCCAAGTCTTTTTCATGCGGCGCCGGGTTGGCGAATGCGCGCAATCGGCCCCATGCCCTGCAAGGCGGGTGGGCAACCACCGGGCAACCACCGGGCCAGCGCCGGGCGTCGCGCGACTCATCCCAGACATCAACCCCCGGCATGGTCTTGTAAACGCTGTCAGCACGCGCGAAAAGAACGGCGACTGTGTTCATGCGGCCCGCCTTGTGCGGATGGCTTCGGCATCCAACCGGCGCAGCGTCGCCACCTCGTCGCCACCGGCCAGCGCCACCGCTTGCGCCACCAGTTGCTGCAACATCGGCAAACCGTCTGTAGCGCGTTTTTCGGCGTTGACGCGGCGCTGGTATGCCGCCATCGCTTCGGCGCGCGCACGGGCGCTGTACTCAGCCTGCAAAGCGCTGTCCATCCCCAGGCGCGGCTGGCTTTCCGGCGCCACTTTTCGCGGCTGGATGGCTTTGCAGATCGCAACGAACTGCGGCAGGTTCGGCGGGAACTCCGGGTGATCGTCGATCACGCGAGCCAGCGCGGCTTTGATGACGCCCACATCAAAAGCGCGCAGGCCGTGCGTCCAAATGCCCTTGGCACCCAAAACACCCGTGTCTTCGCCTTGGGCGTTCGTCTGCCCGTTGGAAAACTTGCCCAAAAACAGGTTGCCGTAGAAGCCATGAAGCACCCGGAAGACGTTGCTGACGGCTGAGTCCGGCTCGGCTGATCCGGTTGACCCGGCGCGCACAGCGTCGGCGGAGAGGGTGATCGGCTTAAACATCAATGAACTCCTCGGGTGTTGAATTGCCCCAGATCGCAGCGGCGGCGCCAGCGTGCTTGTGGGCTTGGCGGTTTGCCGTCATGGCGGCGGGCTTCGGTGCGCGGGCGGCGTACCAACCGGCGTTGAACCCCTGCCAGCCAAACTCGCAGCAGGCGGTCACAGCGGCTTCCAGGCTGATCCCGGCTTTGTCGGCTTCGCGCTGCAACCCAGCGATCGCGGTTGCCGTCAGCGGGCCTGCGCGTTTGGCTTTGCGAACAACGAGAAAGTCAGCAAGCAAAGTGGGTGGGATGGCCAGCGCTTGCGCGGGCTTCTCCCCTTCAATCCTTGCTTTCTTCTCAATCCTTGTTTCTTCTTCAATACTTACTAGTGGGGGATTCACCGGCCCCGGTTCAACCGGCGACGGCTTATCCGGCCCCGGTGAAACCGGCGACGGCAAAACAGCCTTCGGTGCGGTACACGTCTCGGCCACGATATAGTCGTAACCAGCCAGCTTCCCGCCTTCACCGCGCGCTGCTGTGCGCTGCACATAGCCAGCCGACATCAGCTCGGTGATAAGCCCGCGAACACCGTCCCGGCCCAGCGGGTGCGACGATGCCGATGTTTCGTTGATAAGCGCCTGCACCGAAACCTGCCAGTGATCCGGCTTGCCCAGCAGGTACACCAGCAGGCCGCGCGATGCCCAAGACAGGCTCGCGTCCTCGCTGATCCGCTTGTCAAGAATGTAAAAATTCGAGTTGGGGCGTGGGGCGCGGGTGATCAAGCGGCCACCTCGCCGAACAGATCAGCCAAGTCAACCCCGTACACGGCCAACCAAGCAGAGGCTGGGTAGGTCTTCACATTGATCTGCATGCCGGGGTTCCAGCTATTTCCCATGTGCAGCTCGCTGGCGTTGCAGTAGTCGCGCAGCGGGCGCCATGCAAACTTGCCTTTGGTCTTGTTCTCCACGGCAAAGATCGAAGCGCTTTCGATGGCCTCACCCATGCGTGAGCGCAGCTTGGTGTTCTCGCGGCTCTTGGCTGATGCCGTGGCCATCGCGGTGGCCGTCTTGCGGTCGCTGATGTGCGCCTTGGTGGCGATGGCATGGTCAAGCTGGCTTTTCAGCTCAATCGACTTTTCGGCGTAGGTGACCAGAAGGCCGCGCAGGTGCTCAGGGTTTTCCAGATCAATGGCGGGCTGCTGGGCTTCGCGCAGCTTTGCCTGCACTTGGCGGCGGACCCCCTTGGATTCGCGCATCGCCACGTACATGCACTGATCGAGCGTCATCTGGACGACTTCGGACTCGGTGCCGTTGCCATTGGTCACTACGAAAGTTTCGTAGTGCTCGCCAAACAGTTCATCCTTACACCTTGACAGAAAATCATTGCGCCGAACCTCAGACTCACCGAACTGAGCGCGGGCCTGGTTGATTGCGTCAAGCAGTTCAAGGCTGCTCATGGTGGCAACTTTGTTGTTGCCAAAAGTCATCAGGGCTGTCATACTTCGTTTGCTTTCTGAGATAGCCCGGTACGTGTTACAGCACTGCCGGGCTTTTTTGTGGCTGAACAGGCGCAGCCATACCGCCGTTAACTCTTTGCTTTTGGCTTGCGCGGCGGGCGCACCCTGGCCGGCGGTTTTCCGTTCGACAAAAAAACACTGCGCTTTGATGCGTCGGCAGCAAGCTCGCGGGCTGTGCGTGTCGGCGCCATCACCGAAGGCCCAGCCGGGCGCGTGAATCCGTTGTTGGTGCTGCGCTTGATCCACGTACCGGGCCAGCACAACGCGGCGTCAACAGCAGGCACGGCGCGAGTGAACTGCGGGTGGTGGCGTGGTGCGAGCAATGCCTTTGCGCGCGCTGACAGGCCAGGCATCACTTCGTTGCTGCGTGGATTGCCCGGGTGGGCTTGGGCAAGGCTGCTCATTTAGGGAAGCGCAGCTTGTGCTCTCGGTCAACGGCTTTCTCAAGCCACCCCCTTCCTTGAAGCTGCATAAGTGCGCGCAGCATGGTCCAGTGCGCGTTCGGCAAGCGAACGGATCCCGGTTTCGTTGGAGTGTCTTTTTTTGTCATGCCGTGACTGTAGCACGGTATATGAGCCGCTGTAGAAAAATATTTATCAAATATTCCTTGCGCCTGTGATACAGGCCGTGCTACATTACTTCCATGCCGCTGAATTTCTCAGCAGCAACAACTGGAGCAGCAACATGAGCAACCCCATCAGCAAGCTGGCCGCCTACGGACAGGCGCTCAAGGCGATGGACTGGCAGTACCAGTTCAGCGACGACTACGCTGTTTACCAGCGTGGCGAAGAAGCCCTGCGCAAGCTGCACAAGATGCAGCGCCAGATCGACCCAGACGGCGTGGTGTGGATGAACACGCCGGGTGCTCGCGGTCACGGTGCGCCGCAGCCGCAGATTCAGCGGATGGCAGCATGAGCGCGCACAAGTGCGAAGTGCTGATTTTTGGAGGCTACGTCAACAACCAGTGCAGCAAAAACGCAGCGCATGAGCATGAAGGCAAGTGGTTTTGCAAGACCCATCACCCGCCGACCATCAAAGCCAAAAGCGCCGCCAGAACGGCTGACTTGCAAGCCAAATGGGATGCTCAGGAGGAGGCCAGCAAAGCCAAATCAGCAGCGCAAGCAGAGCAAAAACGTCGCGCTGATTGCTTTCCTGAACTGCTGGCTGCGCTGAAAGAGCTTGACGCGGCGACAGATCGGCAAAGGCGCTACGGACAACCGATTTCCGACGCACAAAAGAAAGCCCGCGCAGCCATTACCAAAGCAACAGGAGTGCAGCCATGAAACACCAAGACCGTTTCGCGCGAACGCTGGACGAAGCTTTCGGGCCGCACGCCAGCAAGCACATCACTGAGCCAGTTGAGCCGATGCACCCCACCGACCGCATCGTCGTAATCGGATGCGTCATTGCTGCGCTGGTGTTGATCGGCCTGGCTGCATGGAGGCATCTGCCATGACGCCAATCGAAAGGGCGTGCGAGCGCGCCATGCACCACATGAACGAGTCCATCAACCGCAGCGCTGGCCAGCACATGAGCGCAGTGCGCAAGGCACACGCTCCGGTGATTGAGCAGGTTGCTCCGGTGATTCAGGCGGCTGCTCCGGTGATTGAGCTGGTCAATACCGACAACATGTTGCCCGATGCCTTTGTCAGCCGCATGTATGACGAGCAGGAGTCTGACGACGCAATGAGCGCGATGCGGATGCTGGCCTATGCGCTGGTATCGCTCGCGCTTGTTGGCGCAGCCGTGACGGTGGCAATCGCCATCACCATTTTTAACCAACCCTGAGAACAACATGAGAACAAAAGACGCGTACTGGCCATACGAAGGCCGCACACCCCGCCCACCAGCGCCCATCAGGAAGGCATTCAGGGCAGCATGGCGCGCATTCTGGCGCGAATTGAAGCAGCAGCAGCGCGTCAAGCGAATGGCTGACCCCTTCAACTGAAATCATGGGTTCATCGGCACCCAAACCAAGCCAGCAAAAGACCACATCAACACAATCGAAAGCACATCGTGAGCATTGCAACTCTCATTCTCGGAAACAGCGGGTCAGGCAAGTCCACCAGCCTTCGCAACTTGGACCCAGCGAAAACCCTGCTGATCCAGTGCATCAAAAAACCACTGCCTTTTCGAGCTACCGGGTGGAAAACCCGCGCCGAGCTCAAGGACGTGGGCAACGTCATTCAGACCGACGACCCGGCGCTGATCGAAAAACTCATGCGTTCGTCACCCCATGAAGTTGTGGTGATTGACGATTACCAGGCCGTCATGGTGAATTCTCTGATGTCCCGCAGCGCAGACAAGGGCTATGAGAAGTTCACCGATATCGCCAAGAGCGCATGGAACATTTTTCGAGCCGCTGGCGACCTTGCGCCGCATCGCCGGGTGTACCTGTTGGCTCACACACAAACCGACGAATTCGGCGCTGTTCGCATGAAGACGGTTGGCAAGATGGTCGATCAAACGCTTGTGCCAGAAGGTTTTTTCACCATCGTTCTGCGAACCGAAGTTATCAACGGCAACTACAAATTCAGCACCCAGACCAACGGCAACGATTGCACCAAGTCACCGCTGGGCATGTTCGCAGACCTTCACATCGACAACGACCTGGCTGTAATTGATGCAGCCATATCCGAGTATTACCACCCCGCCACCACTGCTTAAACACAAGGAAAAGCACCATGTACGCACTCGACACACAATCCGCACGCAAAGCCGACAGCACCGGCAACCAGATCAAAGAGATCGGCAAATACACCGGCAAGTTCACCCAGGCCGAAGACATCACCGCGAAAAGCGGTACGCGGGGCATTGCCCTGGAATTTGAAGCCGCATCGGGACAGAAAGCCCGCTTGAGCATCTACACGCTCAAAGCGGACGGAACAAGGATCATGGGCTTTGACATGCTGATGGCATTGATGGCCTGCATGAAGCTGCGCGACATCAAGCCGCAGGTTGGGACTGTTGGCTTCTACGACTTCGACACGAAACAGGAATCCACCCGTGAAGGCTCAATCTTCCCTGACCTGTGCGGGAAACCCATTGGCCTGCTGCTGGAGACCGAGGAATACGAAAAGGCCGATGGGTCGGTGGTCAACCGCATGGTCTTGTCGGGCTGTTTTCAAGCCGACACCGAACTGACGGCAAGCGAGATTCTGGACCGCAAGACCTCGCCTGTGCTGCTGGAAAAGATGGTCGCTCGCCTGCATCACCGTCCTCTTAAAACCCGCCGCGCGCCTCAGTCGGCAGCGCCAGCACAGGGCGGTGCATCAACGCCGGGCGCATTCGATGACCTCGACGACTCAATCCCTTTCTGATCGGCCAACACCATGACAGCCATAACCCTTTTTGATGCCGCGCAAGCGGTGCGCGAAGCCCTCTCGACCGTTGACCCAGAGACCGGCGAATACACCGACGCCTACACCAGCAGCCGCGAGCTGTTCGCAAGCAAGGGCGGGGCCTGTGTGGCCTACGCGCTGGAAGAGACCGCGCTGATTGACGCATCAGAAAAGATGCTTGCGGCGATGCACAAACAAGTCGCCACCCGCAAAGCCCGACTGGATGGATTCCGGGCTTACATGTCCGACTGTATGCGCAATGCTGGCATCAGCAAAGTAAGTGCCGATGGCTTGGCCGCCGCTACGCTTCACATTGGCCGGGACGAATCGGTGGAAATCGAAGACGGCGTGGAATTCCCGCCCGAGCTGTGCCTTGACCCACGCCCGCCAGGACTGAGCAAAGCAAAGATCAAAGCCGCGATTTTGGCAGGCGAGCCCGTGGCTGGCGCGCGCATTGTGCGACGTGACAGATTGACGATCAAATGACCCCAGGGCTTTGCCTTGACAGCGGGGAATTCATCCCTGCATCAGATCTAAATCGGAGAATTGATATGCAATACGAACTGCCGCCCCACCCAGAACACACAATGCAGTGGAGCCCGCGTGAGCAAAGAGTAATAGTTAATCACGTTAATCAAGCAATTGAACCGCTGCAAAAGCGCATCGCTGATCTTGAGGCGCAGACCGCCCAGCTAACAGCATCCCTTGAGACAGCCAGCAGCGCAGTTATTGTGCTCAAGCAGCAGCAGCGCGAAGGGTGGGCGCAGATTGCCAGCGGACAGCAGCCGCTAAGTGATGCTCAGATCAACAGCGCTTGCCTTTCTCGCGATCACAGTTTCGGATTGATGGATGCAAACAAGCGGGCGCTAATGATTTTTTCAGCCCGCGAGTGGGAGCGGGCTTTTGCAAAGGAAAAGCCATGACGCTGCCCCATGACATAAGCCGCTGCCACCCGGTAGCCCACGATGATCTGTGCTGCGATTGCGCCCGCTGGGTGGGTCATCCGGATCAGACTTGGGGCGAGCGCACCCCGGCAAATACAGCCGTGGTGCGTGGTGTGAGCTGTCAGTACATCCCGATTTTCAAAACACCATGACCGCGATCAACAGCAGCAAAACAGCAGCAGTGGACCGGAATTATCACTGGATTCCAATTCACCAAAAGCCCCCAGGCGGCGTCAAGCTGCAACTCATTCACAGGCCATCAGGCGTGGCGACGTACAGCAATTACCGTGCTGCGGACCACTGGACACACTGGCGCGAGCTTCCAACATTTGACCCAGAGGAAAAACCATGAGCGACCACATCATCAGAATCGAACCGCTGTGCGTGGCTCAAGACAAGGCCGCGCAGATGCTGGACGTGTCCGCGTCCACATTCCAGGCGCTGACCCGCACCGAGCCGCTGCTGAAGCCGATCCTTGTCGGCGCTCGCAATGCGCGATACACGATGGCGAATCTGCGCGAGTATGTGGCGACCCGGCCCGCGTCAGACCTTGCGCCGCCTGCTGGCTCAGGGTTTGGGCGGAAAGGTCGGGTGGCAGCGTGAGCATGATTGATGATCTCTATACCGAGGCGGAATCTTTGGTGCGCGCAAACCCGGAACGAATCTGCATTTCTATGATTCAGCGCACCTTCATGATCGGCTACAACCGCGCATCAAGAATCATGGACGACTTGATTGAAAATGGGGTGGTGACCATGACCTATAGCAAGGCTACTGGTGTTTGCTGGTCGATCAGGCGATCGCCTACCCCAGCGCCTGACTGAGCCGCCCCAGCCACTCCACCCGCTGCGCATCGTAGGAGCTGCGGTTGTACGTCCCAACTATCACGCTGGGCAGGTGCCCCAGGATCGCTTCGGCCACTTCCTGCGGGCACCCCATCTCTGCCAGCAGTGTGCGCCCGGTGCGGCGCAGATCGTGGGCCGTCCAGCCCAGCACCGGCAAGGCCAGCCCCTCGCCTTGCCGCGCCCGTGACTTTGCGCTGTCCGGGTGCAGGCTGTAAAGGTAGGTGCTGAAATCGTTCTGCGTGTACTGACCGCCGCGCTCAGTCCAGAATAGCCAGCCCGATTCACCCACGCCACCCACGCGGCGCTGCACCACCTCCAGCGCCCTGCCCAGCAGCGGCACCCGGTGATCCACCGCCCTCGGGTTGCCCGCGTTTTTCGTGAGCGACGCCGGGATGGTCCACCACCACACCGCGCCCTCGCGCTTGATGTGTTCCGGGCGCATCCTGACAATCTCGCCACCCCGGCAGCACGTCATCAGGTAAAGCAGCGTCACGTCGCGCCCCAGGCTGTGCATGTTCGGCAACCACGCCAGCAGCTCGCGCACCTCGGCAATCGTCAGCACACGCTTGGCCGTGCCGAGGTGCACACCACCAACGATCTTGCCTTTGCTTTTGAGCCTGCCACGCATGACCAGCCGCCACCAGTTTGGCGCCTCGGTCAACCGGCCTGAGTCGAGCGCGTAATCCCACGCGGCACCCAGCAGGGCGCGTAGGTGCATCGCAGCCGTGGGCGTGGCCTTGCGTGCGTCCAGCGCATCGAAGCAGTCGGCCCTGGTGACGCTTGCCGCTTGCTTGCGGGCCAGCACATGCGACTCGGCCAGAAACCGCAACAGCGCCCGCTCTGACGCCAGTGCGCCCGCTTCCCCCCGGCGCTCGCGCACATGGCCGGTGATGTAGTCGTTCACCAAGTCGGCCACAGCGTAGGTTTTGGGCGTAGGCTTTGGCCGCTGGATCGCCTGCACGTCTTCACCGCTGGCCCGCGCATCCCGAAGCGCCTGCCACTTTGCCGCCGCGCTGGCTGCTGGCATCGCGGGCCACAGGCCGATCTTGGTTTGCTTCATCAGCCCGGCTGAATCTTTGAATCGGTACACCCAGGCGCGCGTGGTCGCAGTGGCCACCAGGCGCAGGCCGGGGCAACCGGGAATCACAAGGTGTGACCCAGGCGTCAGCAGCTTGGCCGCACGGGCATCAAAGAACATTCGCTACACTCCGAACTCGCACCGCCCACAGCGGGCAGCGTCGGCAGCAAGGGGATCAGCGAAAAACTACGCCAAACCCTACGCCAGCAGCGCAAGTGTAGATGCTGCGTAGACAAGTGGGGTTACGCCAATACAGTCGGCCCGGCGTAGGTTCTTCATAGGGAGAACAGGCCAAAAAGAGAAAAACCCGTGACAGATCAATGGGTTACAGAATGCGGGTGTAGCTCAATGGCAGAGCTGTACCGCACTATGAGAATTGCCTCAAATTCTCAAACCTTACGCCAAACATCACGCCTTGCCCGCAGGCAAGAAAAAGCCCGCTCAGTTTCCTGGCGGGCTTTTGGGTTGATGGCAGCATCGGATTGCACCGACTTCGGAACCGTTCCTTGGGGCCTTGCGGCTATTTACGGGCTTGTCATCAAAAGGTCGGCAAGCCAGCACCACGAGGGTGAACCCTGCTGCGGGTGCTGGTCATGCCATCGGGTAGCGGGCCGGAGCTGATCCCGGCATGTGGCGGCGGTCAAGCCGTTGCTCCACGGTTTTGCAGGCACTCGCACGTCAGCCCGTGCATTCCGCTAAAAAGTTGATGGCAGCATCGGATTGCACCGACTTTGATACCGTTCCTTGGGGCCGGGTAGGCTATTTACGGGCTTGACCATCAAGGTGGCTCACTGAATCCCATCCGGACACTACGTGCCCGTCCTGGCTACGAGCCAGACAATGAGCCCTCTTGATAGCACTCATGCCGACCATCACAAAAACCGGCAGTGCGTTCGCTGCTGTGCGGGCGCTTGCTCCATTTCTGGCTGCGCCCTGGACACACCGAAGTGTGCTGCCTGCGATCTTCGACTTTTCTCGCCTTCGGCTTTTGTGATGGCACTCATGCGCCACTGGTGCGCATTATGCCATATCACCGCGTCAGCGAATCGAGGGCAGCTTTGCAGGAGTCGAATCCAGCCTGTAGTCTGGCGGCATCGGCAGCGAGCCCTGCAAGAAATCTCGCATCAGGGCCAAATAGTCCCGCGCCGGTACATCCAGCTCCAGCGGTGGCGGCTTCTGGCACACCTCCATCACTCGGACGGTCGGGCCTGTCGCGCAGGCTGTCAACAAGATCAGCATGGGCAGCAGCAATGCGAGTCGTTTGTTCACGGTGCGTCCTTTTCAACTTGTCCATCTGAGCCGTCAGCTCGCCTTCGCGGATCTGCGCAATCAGGATCTGCTCGCCCTGCGCTTCCAGCGTCCGCACTTTCTCTGAGTCCCACTTCGCTTGGGTAGCTTGCATCCCGGATCGATGCCCGCTGCTGTGCGCGTACCATGCACACCCAGCAAGTGAGATGGCAATAGCTATGGGCGCAACCAACGGGCGGATCAGGGGTGTCCATATCATTGCGCCGCCATGCATTTTTGGTGCCGCTCTTGGGTGCGCAGCCACACGCCTCGGCACCTGTTGGCTGGGTCGGAACAGTCTTTGCCGGTGGCGAAGCGGTAGCGCAGATAAGCCGCGCACGCCTCGGCGTACCGACCCGCGTTGATGTGGCGCACCATACTTGAGCGGCAGGCGGTGGCGGTGCCGAATTGGTATGAAAATTCGACCAAGCCGTCATACTCTGCTTGGTTCAATGGCGCAGTCACACACTGCTTCAGCGCGCTCTCGTCTTTGGCGATGTGGGCCAGCGAACGCAGCACGGCCTGGGGCGCGGTAATGGTGTCTCCAATCTTCACGGGCAAGCCCTTGTCGTCAAACGTGCTGCCGAAGCCCACGGTAGGCCGGTCGCCTGGAATAGGTATTACAGCCCGGTCGGTGTAGCCCTCCTTTAGCACGAGCCCACCAAACGCTGCCGCACTCAGCGACAACGCGGCAATAAACATGCGTGGGTGCTTCATTCGCGCTCTCCCATGCGTCGCTTGTGTTCAATTACAGCTCGTCGATCATCTTTGGCGCGATAGTACCAATTAACCAACAGACCCAGTACTCCGATAACCATACCGACAATAACCGCAATCTCAGAAATCAAAATACCGCCACTAATGGTAACTCCTGCGCCTGTATAGGTGGCCTTGTTTGCAAGGCTAGCAACTGTAGCCTCTAATGCGTTTGTTGTGGCTTCGTTTTTCATCAGTACAATTATTTTTTGATAACGAGAAAATCAAATGCCTTTGCCTGGTGTTACAAACAAAGTAATTGCAGTGGTAGATATGGCGCTGAAAAATGTATCAATGCCAAACCTAAGTATTTCACTGCGCCCAGGCAACAGCGGGATAGCCCTTGATGGCGTTCCTGCAATAGGAATAACAGCGCTTGCCTGTGCATCGGTAGCACTTACCCCGTGCCCCAAAAACACGACAGCCGCGCCCTGGTTTACAAATCGATATTGACCTGTGGCCTGTGGGTCAAACTTAGCTATCACTGGCGCTTGAGATCCTGCTGGCGGTGTTGATGATGAGCTAACAGCAACTGTTAGGCCAAGCGGTGTAAATGCATATTGTGAACTTGTAGACATGGTTTCCTTACTTTAAATTGTCAAATATAGAGGACTAAGAAAGTACACAGCTAGACAGGCCGCGACCGGGACGGCGAAATCAAGTACAGACCCGATATTCCAGATGCGTTTATCAGCCCATCCCATTGCAGTGAGGTTAGCGCGCTTGCCGCCGCCAAACTTAGCGATCCAGCGGTACTCGGCCTGGGTGTGCTCGCGGGCAACAAACCAGACACAAGCCAATGCCGCGCCTGCGATCCAGTCACCGAGCCACAGGCCAAAGGCGACTTGCACAACGACTGCGATGAGGGCGTGCTCAATTGAGGTTTTGTCCATGATTTAAGCCATTGATAGTAAGTAAGAGTTGTCGCAAGCATTGTTCAAAATCATGAGTTTTTCGCTCTGACCTGCACCCGCAATACAGCCGTAGCCCCAGTAGTTTCGCTTGCTGTTCCGACAACGACCCTAGCGAATATGGAAGATGACGAAGGGTTCCCGTCCATCTGTATCTGTATGGTACGCCAATCAGTCGGGCCACCAGGCTCAATGCCGACTGTTAAGCTAACGTCTTCGGCCAGAGGCGTAACGTTAAGTCCGTGCGCTATGGTCAATACTTTCGTCCCCGTGCTGTCAACCAAGAAAGTCTGAGAAGTTATATTGGCTTGAGTTCTCCAATTTCTGATATCTTCAATCCTTGTGCCAGAAGCTGAATCGCCAACATTTTTTCCAGCCTGAACCACGCCCCCACATATTGAATTATTGTCTGCCGTTGCGTTGAAGCGAATGGCGTCGTTTACGCTTACATTGGCCACCCTTAGATTGTTTATGGTGTTTCCTGTGGCTCCAGGCTCAAAATCCACACCACGAACGCATCCGTCAATTGATATATTGTTAAATAGCGAGTCTGTGGCGAAGATAGACAAGGCGTCCTGCCCCCCGTCCGCGTCAAATTGGCTCAAGTTGTTAAAAACTCCACCAAATCCATAAATTACTCCCAGCGCCCCCCCGCACATAGAAACATTACTAATCGCAAAGTTAGTTACTCCAGGCTCGACCCATAAGGCGACACAATCTGTCCCGAGAGTACCGTCTGCCGTAAGATTTGAGAAAGAGCCTTGCCCGTGCCTACCTTGGACACTAGCACTACGCAACCGAAGTAGACCCCTTGAATTCGTGTTTTGCATAATTCCAACTATATTGGAAACAAGTGCAGGACCACGAATGTCGATTCCCACTTTTAGAGTCTGTAGGTAACCAAAATTTCGAATTGATCCATCGGCTATGATTATGTTTTCATTGTCAAAGTTGAAATCTTTAATATCAATACCGTCCTCACCTATTCGGTCTAGTTCAAAGTTAGTAATTTTAACGTTTTTGTTAGTTCCCGCTTGTGTCCCGATGCCATAAGTACGGCAGTTTTTAATAATAAAGTCATCCATCACCAAACCATTGACACCGCCTAATCTTACGCCGTGTCCGCCTGATTGGTTGTCGCTGTTTTGGTCGAGCGTTATGCCTCTGATAGAACAAGACGCAGCGCCCGTCACAAAAGAAATTAAATGATCGTTACTGCCATTTTTTAGCTTAATGGTTGTTCCGTATTTGCTAGATCCATAAATACGAAGACCCTGGAACGTATTTACTACGATGGGGCCTGTTAGATATGTTCCTTCTGGGAAGCTAACCACCCTGCCGGTAAGCAGTGCCGCCGCAATAGCGCCAGTGTCATCTGTCGTCCCGTCACCGATGGCCCCGAAGTCCTTAACGCTAATAATACCTTTTAACTTCGCATCTACTGTAGTTGCAACAGCACCAGCGCCCGCCTGAATAAAGCCCACCAGATTGGCACCTTTGCCGGGGCCTGCAGCAGCTAGGTCTGATGTCAATGTCAAATAACTTTGAGCAACAGGCGCCGAGTAAATAACCGAACCATTCTTGTTCGTAACCCGGATACTGTAGTTACTGCCCGAGTAAAGATTCGTCGGTGTACCAGAATTTACCGCATAACCGCCGATAGTGCGAATGGGCTGCCCCGCTGGTTGGGTAAGCGCCTCATCAAAGAAGACCGCTACAGGGTTGACCTGCGGGTCTAGGTTAGCAACGCCAACAAAGATATACCCAGCCTCTAGCGGCTGGCCGTCAATGTCGTTAAAGATCGGGAAGGGTGTTTGTACTGGTATTCCGGACATTATTTATTTCTCTGCGGTTTCTGGTGCGGCTACGCGCTGCTGGGAGTCAATGGCTGTGAATAAACGTTTTGTGAGCATGAGTTCTTCCGCACTGCCTGCGGGGGTTCGGGGGAGTCGTAGAAGCAGGTTACGGACTGCGGTCGATTCGTAGATCCGCGCTGCACCGCCGACTGTTCCCATGGCGGTTCCCGCGATGACTGCGCCCGACGCGCCACTTGTAGCACCGCCTACGCTGACTCCAAGCATAGCGTAGAAATTCTGGATGCCCGTGGCGGGAAGTAAGGACGCCTCCGCTCCGCGCTTGGTGAGGCGGATCACACGAGCGAGACCCTGGACACGATTCAATTCGTCGCCTGTGAAAAAGACATTGATCGACTTGCTGAGCTTGTCGACTTGGGTGGCGAACTTCTCGGGACTAATGTTATCGATACCGTTGGAGTTATTGACGGCACGGGTAATGATCGCGGATCTTGCGTTGGCGCGGCCTTGCGGGGTCAAGCCCTTATATAGTTGGGCGATCTCGCTGGGCTTGGAGCTGAATAACAGACGGTTTACGGTTTCAGGAACGAGTTCGCCGCGAGACAATACGGATTTCAGAGAATCCATCTTGAGTTCGCCACTCATCTCGGTCAGCCGTTTATTGGCGACCTGCCACTTCGTGAAGTCACGCCCGGTGCCATTGGCCTGGATGAAGTCGCCCATGTCATCGGCCAATGGCCTGTAGATGTTGGACACTGCCTTATCGCCGATTCCGCGAATCGCGGTAAGCTCCGGGGCTTTGAAGCTCTGGCTCAGCTGCTTGCGTAGGAGTTCGACATTAGCCAGATCCTTGCCCTGGATCGATGCCTTCCAGTCGCGAAGGATGCCGATGGCGGGGTTCACCTGATTGGTGCCCATAGCGGTAAGAGTGGCGATTTCGGTATCGATCGCGGCCATCGTCCTGGTAACAGTAACGGACGCATTTGACACACCATCGATCATCGACTGACCTTGCTGCCGTTTCAGTGCGGCAGCTGTATTAGCCTCATCGATTTTCACCTGCCTCTGCGCGATCCGGGCATCCAAGCTGGCGATCCGGGACAGCGGAGGCGAAGCTTCCGCCCGGAGTGCAGCGACTCGGACTGATAATGCAGCTTGGTCACCCAAAAGGTCGGTCGCCTTCGCGGCAAGCACGTTCGCCTCGTCGATCAGCGACTGGCCGGGTCCGACTTGCGCCTGCGCGGTACTGATCTTTTGCACGACTGCGGCGCGAGCGCCGACGTATTTCGAAAGCTCCGCACCACGCTTAGCCGCAAGATCGTTCATGACCTTGGTGGAGAGCAGCTGCGGATCATCGATTCCGAAGTCATCGGCGACATTCTTGACCGCCTGAATGCGTTCGGCCTGTTGCTGCTGTCTCACGGGACCGGTGCCCACCACGGGAATACGTTCACCGATCGTCTGCAGCCATTTCTGCGCGAATGTCCGTGGAGGTACCGCGTCACTGGTCAGAACACGAACCCCGGCTTCCCGCGCTGCTGTTAAATCAGACGGGAGTTGGGTATTGATAGTACGTGCCGTGCCCGCTGCTGCGCCGACCATTCCACCGGCCACGCCTGCGATCACTTGCCCGACTGGACCAGCCCCAGCTTCTTGTGCGGCCTGCCCCGCCGCACCACCCGTAGCGCCACCGGTTATTTGGGCTGCGGGCTGACCAGCTAGGACACCGCCGACCCTAGCGGCCACTGGCGAAGCGGTGCCCGCGATCCGTGTGATAGCTTGACCTGCCGCGACTAGACCGCCACCAACGCCCGCCCCCGCTGAGGTAGACTGGACAATACGTTCGGCCTCGGTCTTGGGCTGCGCTACCCCGATGCGGGTGAGCAACTGTTCCATCGCTTCGGTCGGCATCGTGAATTGAGTGCCGAGCAGTCCATTGATTGCCCCGACTACGGGATTGCCGAGTACGGAAGCGATAGTGGCAGCACCGGCACCGACGATCGCCCCTGGGATCGCGCCCACGCCAGCTAGTGGAGCGCCCGCGATGGCTCCGAGACCCGCTCCGACCGCCACGGGAGCCAGTCCGCGAGTGACTGCGCCCACTAGCCCGCCCACGGTAGTCGAGGGTACTTCGGGTGTCGCTGGCTGTACGTCTACCGAGGGCACGGCAGCAGCGGCAGGGGTCTGGGACGCCAACCAGTCGGCAGGAGATAATGCGGCAGTCGCTGGGGCCGCTGCTGCGACAACGGGCATCGGCGTCGCGACTGCTGGAACCGCCATTGATGCGATCGGTGCTGTTGCACCCGCGATCGGGATGTTGAGCCGCCGCATTTCGCGGGTCAATGCTTCGACGTCGCCTGCCGCCCTTGTATCTCCCGCCATCACCCGTTCACGGGCCTTGCGCATCTCGGCGTTCAGGATTTCCGCCCGATCAGTCTCGCGGCGGGTACTGGCCAGCGAAGCACGAGCAGGCGCGTCGACCGGCGGCACGGCTGCAGGCGCGGCAGTCGACTGCGAGGCTAGCCACTCAGCGGGACTCATTCAGTGACTCCCATGGCGCGTTTATATCCGGCCCATTGCTCGTCAGTGAAACCGGCGGGTCTAGCGAACGTCTGCCCGCCTACATTCACGGTCGGGGCTCCGGCAGGGGCTGCGGGGTTCGCAGGAGCCGCACCGTCGAAACCGAATTTTCCAGCATTCGGATAAGCCGCCGCCTTCTTGATAATGCCGCCGTAGATCTTGTCCAGCCGGTTCAAGTTCTTGATAATGTCGGCATCCTTCTGGTCCAGATTCAGCGAACCCAGCACGGCCTGGAGAAATTTCAATTCCTGCTCCGTGACGTTGCCCAACGCTCCACCGGTCGGTGATTCCAGACGCATTTGGTTCAGACGATCAAAGCCGATGTTAGCGCGAATGGTCTCCGCCACCGCTTCAGCGGACCGGCGGGCCGACCCAGCAGCCAGCGGACCGGCACCCGCCACGAGAGCGCCTGTAACACCTGTAACGGGACTAAGAACCGTCTGATTCTTAATCAGCGATTTCAGTCGTCCGATCTCTTCTCCGACGATACTGGAACTGGTCAGAGATGTCCCAGCAGCGGCTCCGCGCTTCGATTCAGCCGCTTCCAGTTCGCGGGCCGTATTCGATCCAGGGATCACCTCCATAGAAATAGGTCGGTTTTGCGGGTCGTAATTTACCCGGTAGTCTTTGGCGATCGGCCCCATTGCAGGCGGCATGTTGATCGTGACACCACCGCTCCCGATGGCTGTGACTTTGCCGGTATTGACGTCCTCCTGGAACGAACCGGTGCCTAGGCCGAGTTCGGCGATCCGTGCTGGAGTCAATACTTTGAATTGCCCGCCCGTCGGCGCTTCGCGCATCTTGATCACCGAATCAATGACCTTATCGCCACCAGGGATCTGCGAGATCGTGAATCCGAAATAATCCTCGACGGCTTTCGGATTCTCTCTAGCTACGTCACGCCACGTCTCCAGGAACTTCGCACCGGCCTCGTCGCCACTGTTACGCTTCGCTTCAATCTGACGTTCCATGAGTTGAATCGCGATCGCGGGCTTGCCTGATTTGAACGCGGAGAACACCTCGCCCGACTGCTTCAATGCGGTCTCTTGGCGTTCGACATTGATGAGGCTGAAGCTTTCGCGGATGGACTTGGCCTGGGTTTCGGGCAGCATCATCGCGAGATTCGCGTAATCCTTCGCGGTCGCCCCCGGCTGCTGGAGACGCGCGATCGCTGCTGCCGTCATCTGCTGCTGCTCCGCTTTGCGGGTGGCTTCTGCTTGAACGGCATCCCTGTCAACGATCGCGGACCCCATCTCGAACGACTTCAAGAATGATTGGGTCGGGTCAGGCACGTTAATACTGTAGTCGATGGGCTGGACCATTAAAATTTACCTCCCAAGCCTTTGAACATCCCGAAGCCACTGGAAATCGCGGCGGGGATCGACGCAGCCGCCCTTCCGGCAGCGAGTTGTCCGCCCGCAACTGCGGCCCCCTGCTGGGCCAGCAAGTTGGAGATGGCCGAGCCTTGATTCTGCGCTGCAGTCGCCTGCCCCGCTGCCGATGCCTGCCCGGTGGCAGACAGACCGCCCAATTGGTTGAACTGCTGGTCGATCAACTGGCTGAGTAGCTGTGGCCGGAATTGGCCAAGAGCAGCTTGGACGTTACCCCCGCGCAGGCCACCGGTCGCCGACGCATTCTGCAGGATCGCATTCTCGCCTTGTTGGGCGATGGACTGAAACGCTGGTCCCTGCTCCAGCGCATTGATAGCCTGCTGCTGTGCCTCTGGTCCCTGAACTCCGATCAACGCCTGCTGCTGTCCGAACGCTGCCGTACCACCCTGAGTGAAGGGCGCAAGTAGCTTCTGGATCGCCTCGAATTGACGACGCTGTTCCTGGATACCGGTTTCGGAAGCAGCGGCCTGGGTATCGGCGGCGTTCTTCGACGCATCAGCAGACAGGACGCCTGAAACCACCGTGGCTCCGGCGACCGCTATGCCCGCAACAGCAGCAGCTGATAATCCAAATGCCATTATGCTTCTCCTTCAATACTCAGTACCGGCGCGGGCACGGTGAACATATCCCACAAAGCGTCCGGGTCGCGCTCGTTTACAGGATTTGCGTGGAAAGTCGTCACCTCGACATCGGTAATAGCGATCCCGGCGCGTTTGGTCCCCGGCTTGGTCACGCTCATGGAACCTGGACCGATCGTGATGGTGTCGGAATCAGTCGTGACGATAATCCAGCCCGTGCGGACCACGAAAAATGATTCGTCCTTATGTACTGCGCCTGTCAACACCGTACCGGCTGGGATGAAGATTGTGCGAGCGTAGATGCCGTTGCAGAAATCATGCGTCACAGGCATTTCGACCTGGGGCAGCTTCAACAACTCCGCCTCCAACCGGTAGATCGGTAGGTAGTCGGTCGTCGTGATCTGAATCGTGGTATCGTTCATTGATTCTTCAATGGTGGACGAACTGCCGGTAGTTCAACAGACTCAGCATACGAATTCCACCACATCGACGAACGTCTGTCAATCATCACTGAACGTACGTTCTTCCTGGGCTTGGCAGGCTCGCATATCGTGGCAGATGAAATCGAATCGGTGGCAATATCCGCGATAGCCCGCATCAACATCAGCGTCGTTCTGCGGGATTTGGGCCATCAGCGCCTGGGTCATACTGCTGTTGTCGTAGTGAACGCAATTCGAACAACGGTGGCGGCGGGCTTCTTTCTCGTCGACTTGGAGCGCGCCCGCGAGGGCCATCCAGAACGGCTTATTCGTGCCAGGGACGCTCGACGGGTTCTCCGGCCCGAACATCCAGTCAGCGATCACGACTGCTGCATTGCGCCGATTCTCGGCTGCGGTTATGAACGGTTCGGACTCCGGGAGTCCGCCCATTATACTCCCGACCATCATTCGCGGCACGTCCATAATATTCTCCTTACGTAGCCTGGGTTTGGGCCGTTAAAAGGCCGTTCGTGAACGTCATACTGCCATTGATGCCCCCGGCAGTTAACTTCGCAGTCGTGATGGTAGCACCGATTCCCCCAGCCAGTGGCGTCCCACTCGATGCGGCAGTGAGTCGACCTTTCGCGTCCACGGTGAATGATGCGAAAACGTAATCACCAGGCACGACTGCGGTATCATCAATACTGATCGCGGGCGTCAAACCGCCCGTGCTGGTGATGGGCGCGGTTCCGGTGACTGAAGTCACAGGGTCCACCCCGCTGGACGCGGCAGTCAGTCGCCCTTGTGCATCTACCGTGATTGATGCGTAAGTGAATGATCCTGGCGTTACGTCTGTATCTGTGATGCGGATACCGATGAACCCGGGGCCGTTGTCAACCCCGATGCCAATTCCCGCCGTAAGTGTTGATTTTGCCAAACCTGGGGCTAGGCCAATCAGAAGTTCACCATTTTCGTAGGTGGATTGTCCTGTGCCGCCGTTGGCAACAGCGGTTAAGTTTGCCGACTGCAAAAGACGCTCAAATTGACGCACCAGCTCTTGGCTGTTCAAAAACGTCGCCAGCTGGTCGCGGCTGATGCTAAATGATGCGGCCATGTTTAGTAAGCCAGAGGATCTAGCTGAGCCTCTAGGCGCATAAAAGACAAGTGCGCTTGGCTGTTGCCCTTAAAACGCTGGATGCGGAAGTTTCGCATGTGGCCTTGTTGAAACCATACCAACCGCTTTTTTGTGCTGCCCGTCGTGCCCACCTTCACCGCGCGCTCTTGGCTAAACGACATGCCATCTGTGCTGTAGCTGGTTGTAATGGTTGGGTTTGAACCAAGCGCCACACTGCCAGTCAAGCTAACCAGCTCTAGCTCGTTAAATATCACCCCGTTGCCTTCGTTGTAGACAATCATGGTCCCAAACTCCCAGTAAACAATCTGCTCCCAGTGGGTGCTTATGTCTTGAACAAAGAATCCTAGCAATGGGCTTTGCGTGTCACCAATTAGCCATTTGTCATAGGCCCACACCATATTTTTTCCACGGTATTGAGAATATTCTGTAAGGCTACTGGTGAGCGTAAACCAGACTGGTTCACCCAGATCCTGGGATGCTGCGGCGTCGTAGACAACCGCGCGATCAGGAAGATGAACGTATAGAAATTGGTGGCTTCTGTCGTTGCGAGACTCAAGCTTTACAACAGACAGCTCGGCTTCGGTGTATTCAAGCAGCAGGTTGTCAATCTCCTGCGTGCTTATCTTGTCAGACCGTGCGTTGACGCCCAAGAAAATACCTGGGGGCTGGTTGCGTGAACTACCAAGGAATGCAATCGCATCAAGGTATGTGCAGCAAGCCTGGGTGCCAACCACGCCCCTTGTGATCTGAGCGCCGGGAATCCTGGCAAACGGGAAGAACTCCCCTCCCACGTTGTCGAACACCTCGATTGTGTTCCGGTTCAATGCATACACTTCATTGCGAAGTTTCAGCAGGGCAACAACAGGATCAGGGTCTACCTCTGAGCTTCCATACTTTAGAGGGTTGATCTGTGTTGGGTCTGAAAGCTCAGTCACAACCAAAGAATCGCCGTCTGTAGTCATGAAGTAGCCGTCAACCCATACCACGTCTAAAACAATCCCTAGATCAGGGTCTGTGACTTGCACTAAAGATACTTCGTCCCAGTAGTAAAGACGCCCACCGGATGCTATGGCCAAGCGACCGAAGCCGTAGTCCATTGTCACCATTTCATCAACCGGGCCTCCAACATCGCCCAATGTGGTAACTGTGCCGTCACGGCCTACCAAAACAAGCTTTGTGCCCATAACCCGGTAAAGCTCATCGCGCCAGTTGATGCCGCCGCGGTCGATGCCTGGGCCTGTACCGTTTTGCACCAAACCATCGCCTGGTCGCAGAAAGCCGTTACTGATGCCAGACTTCTTAGGCACTGGCACAAGGTTTACCGGGTAAGCCGTGCGCAGCTGCGGCGAGCTGTCGGCATAGATGCCGTTGAGAATCGGAATCTGCATTTGGTTTACGCGATGCGATACCAACTGTTTGTTGCGGCAACGTAGCGCACCCGGAAGTTGTCTTCTGCTGCCAAGGTAGTAGGCACGCCGTAGGCTTGGGTTGCACCGTTAAGCGCAAGGGTAAAACCAGTGATCTGCTGGGTTGTTGTGACAAGCACCTCGGAACCGTCTGGCGTGCCGGTGTTTAACGGTAAAGTAATTGTGCCAAGTGCCAGCGTGCTGACTGGCTGAATGAGCATCCACTGCTGGTCAACCGGCGTAGGCACGGCAATATTAAAGCCCGTGCCGGGTGTGAGGATGTTAGTCGCAAGGCTGCGCGATGCGAATGTCGGCTGGAAAAACGCTATGAGCTGACTGATAGGCAACCGTCTAGCGTCGCCATTGTTGGGGCTGTAAACCGGGATCTGATCGCCTGGCGAGACATTATTCAGAACAGGCAGCTGATTGATGTATGGCATTTTTTAGCTATCAGTAAAATTCTATCGGCCCATCTGGTCCTGCCAGAATCGGATCTACAGGCTTGGGCAAAAATGGGTTGTTGTACTGTCTTGAAAGCTTGCGGCCTGCGCCACCTGGCATTGTGGATGGTAGCTGCTGCTCTGGCGGCATTGCGGCGCGCTGTAGCAGCGTGTTGTAGCTGGCCTTGGCAATCGCCATTGTGCCCATCATCACCTGCCTGCCCATGCTCGGAGCAAGACGGATCGCAAGGTTAGTGATTACCGCTTCATTGCCGCTGTCTGGTATCAGTGTCGGCTCGCTTAGCTCACTATCTGACGGACTGCCCGGCAGCGGGTATCCTAAGCGGATTCCTTTACCATTCCAGTCGGCCATCATCGCATCAAGGCGGCGCAAAGCTGATTGGAGCTGTTCTGGCTGTAGATCAAATGTGTAGTTCGCAAGCCCGATTTCTTCATAAGCAGCAGAGACAAATTCACGCTTGCTGTATCCCATGTCATTCCCCGCTAAGTTTTCTGGTGATAAGTTTTGCGATTCTGTGATCTGTGGCTTTTTCAGAGAAAACCAAGCCCAGCTCGCTTGCTTTTTGCAGCAGCTCAACCCGCGTAGGCGGTGCATCGTCTTGCTTGTCCGCCACTACCAAAAGACGATGGTTGATGCCATCAAGCGGCACAGATGGTCGCTTCTTCTTCGTCTTGGTATCACGCCATTTCGCACGGATCACAGGCCTAACAGATCCTGCTCCAGCGGCTTTAATTGCAGCCAAGCTAGTCAAGTACCATCCATCCGCCAAGAGCCTATCAAGGTCTTCTTGCGTCAGTGCCTGGGAGTATTTATAGCTGCCGCCCGATGGTTGCATGTGAGTACCTGGCGACTTGTAAACCAGCGCGGGAAGATCAGTCATTTTTTCTTAGCAGGCTTGGCAGTTTTGGCAGACTGCTTAAATGCGGCTGCTGTTGGGGCACCTTTACTGCCAACAGAGCGCATACGCTCGACTTTGCCACCGGCTGCTTTTTGGGCTTTGATGCGGTCTTGCTTTGCATTGATGTTGGCGTAAAGGCCCAGCTTCATTTTGACTTCATTTTCATGGCTGGCTTGGCGTTTTTCATGGCAGGCTTGGTGCTGCTCATGGATTTTTTGGCTGGCATAGGCGACATCATCATGCCGGACTTGGTTTTAGTCATACCCATACCGTTTTTACCGTTTTTCATATTAGCCTTTTAAAGTTAACAATGATAAAAGGGCCGAAGCCCTTCTGTGATTACTGGTTGAATAACAGAATGCCAGACATTTGTGGATTCTTGTTTACCACACCGAACAATGTATCCAAGCGGTACTTAGTTTTCATCGTGTCAATGTCGTAGAACTTCTGCATCACCAGCTCAATGCCTTGGTCTGTGCTGGCTCGCATGATGGCCACGCCTGCATCGGTAGGCACAGAGTAGCGACCGGGAAGGATTTCCAAGCAATCGCGCTGCCAAAAAACGTTGACGCTTGTGGCGTTGACGTTCAAGAAGACAATCGCAGCGGCAGAAGCCTGGGTAACGATAACGTTTTGATATTGTGCCTCAGCATCGGTGCCGCCTTGGGTAGAGATCACTGGCGGCGTGATAACCATCGTAGTTCCGTTGGTCACGCTCACAACACGAAACGTCTTAAGCTGGCCAGTAGATTGCTTGGTGATGTGATGCACCGCTTCAACGCCTGAGATGGTGAATGCGTCACCGGCAACAATGCCGCCAGTGTTGTCCACTGCAACAGTTTGGAAGCGGTTATCAACGTTGATCTTGCCACCAACTGCCGTAGATGTAGCAACCGGAACATAGAAGTTGTTAGCAGCAGTGCGGGTATCAATCGCAGTTGCACCACCAGCCGCGGCAGTAATCCGGTTAGCGTAGTCCATTTTGTAGGTGTCAAAACCTGCAACGGGGCCAACAAAACTAGACTCGTAAGCTTTGTCCGACTTTGGATTACCAAACGAGCGCGATGCTTGCGACAGGTTGCCAGCCAAGCCGTTGTAGTCGCGGCTGGAAAGAGCCAAGTAGCGCTCTTCCATGTTCACGCCTTGCTCGTTCATGATCGTGTCAGCAAGCGCAATGTTGTCATAGTCGCCAGCAGCGGCAGCGATGGGCACAACAAGCGATCCAAGCGAAGCAGCAGAGTTCATGATTGCCACGTTAATATCGCTTGCCAGCTTCTGCTTTGCAGCAACGCCCAATCGGCCTTCTTGCAACGCGTCACGCAGTTCCAGGGCGTTAAGCTCAAAAGCAACCGTCTTGCTAAAGCCGATAGTGGCAGGCACAGAAAGCTGTGTAAAGTCGTTGTAAGAGCCTGAGATGCTCACGCCTGGGGTGCTGTCAAACGACTGGGCAATGTAGGGCTGTGGTCGAAAGATGATGTTGTTGGTGCGCTCCATCATCGTCTGATCGGTCTGATAGATCGAGACGTTGCGGGACAACACCAGCGCATCGTTAAAGCCTTCCAAAAGGTCTTCAAATGCGACTCGTTCTTCTTTGGAAAATGTGTTAGCCATAATGGGTCCAATAGGTTAAGTTATTTGGCTGATCGCTTGGCTTGTCGGTACTGATAAACTTTTGAGTAGTTACCAGACTTCTCTGCGTCTGCTCTAAGCCGTTCAAGTGTTGAGTCAACCGCGCCAGACGTGCGACCGTTAGATGAGATCGTGCGTTCTGGCTCGGGTGCTTTGCGGCTGGTCACTTTCAATTCCTTTTCAAGTTTTGCAACCGCAAAAGCAAATTTCACAGGGTCTGTAATGGCTGCAAGCTCTGCTGCTTTCTTTGGGCTTTTTCCAATCGCGTAAATCACCAAAGCCGGGTTGTCTGCACCTTGCAGAATCACACCCTGCTGCGTCATACTGAAAAGCTCGGTCGCCACCGACTCGGCTTCTTCAAAATCACGCACCTTTAACTCTGCTTTGGCCTTCGTGTAGCCGTCTAGCTTGCCCTGCCATTCTTTAGTCTGAGTCTGCTCGGCTGACTTTAACTTCTCAGTCTCAGCCTCTACCTGGCGCTTTTGCTCAAACCAATTTGACAACGCATCTTCGTACTTTTCAGAGTCGTAGTCGTGGCCTTCAAGCGTGGGCTTGGCGCTTAGTACAACCGGTTTTTTCTCAGGTGTACGGCTTGCCTCGCGCGCTTCAAGTTCACGGATACGCTTATCTTTTTCCCGGCTTGTCTTACGCAACTCCTTAACCCATGCTGGCGCTGGAGCGTGATCCTCTGGAGGTGGCGATTCCTCTCCGATAGACACAACAACATCATCCGCGTCGTCTTCGTCAGCCACAACATCACCTGTCTCGGTAGTGTCTAAGCTCTCGATAACTTCTTCTGGCTCGTCGTAGTCTTGTTCTGCCTTTAGTTCCATCTTCAACCCTATTAACTCGCCCACTTTAAACGGCGGGGCGGTGTTCCGTATTCTGTGATTATCAACTAAACTGCAGCAAGTCGGGCTGCTGGTTTTGCATCTACACACCGACACCGATTTCTTGAGCTAGCTCTATGGCCTGGGCTTGGCTGTCCAGCTCAATGCCTGCCATCGTCTCGATAGTCTTGGCCCGCGTAAGTTCAGAGTCTGCCACCGTTGCCACCGTATCGGCCTTGGCCTTCGCTGCCTTGGCAATCGCCTCTTCTGCTGCCGCCTTAAGGAACACAGAGTTCGGATCTTCTGGCTGACCTTGCATTTCTGCCATGAGTTCTTGAGACTCTTTTTCTGTCGGCTTGATAACGCCGATTTTGATAAGCCGATTTCGGAAGAAGTCTCGCACATCAGATATGCCCTCGCCTTCCATGTTCATCATTGCCATCGAACCAAGCACGTTCAGCGTCTCTGGGTCTTGCGTGACTTGCATCATGCCCATAAGCGCGCTTACAGTGGCGCTGCGCTTGCTGCTAGACGATGGACCAACATCAACAGCGACATCAAAAGCAGCATCGGCCATGTTGTTCTGCATCTTGATCTCACCCGTGTCAGGGTCGATCATGGGCTTCATAAGCTCCACGCTGTCGGTCACATCGTTTGCAGCGATTACCTTCATGCGCCTACCTTCCTCAACGTAAACATCACGGGCCATGCTTAGCCAGATCTCGCCGCTGCGCTTCATGGCTTTCGAGAAGTTGCTCATGTAGATAAACGTTTGCATATCGAGCCGCTGCTGGATCATCTCCACAGCTTTGCCTGAAATGTTGGACACGATCTTGTCACCCTGGGACTGATTGCCCAGAATGTCTTGCATGTCAGTCTCCGTTATCTGTAGCAGCGCAGCCATCGCAGGCGGTATCGTAGGCGGCTTGGTGTACCCAATCGGCCCAGTAATGCTCTGGCTGCCGTCTGGTCCTGTGATCGGGTTAACGAGAAGGTAAGGATAGTCCTTAAGGTTGTCTTCGCTCCACATCACTTGATGGCCTGCAACCTGCTCAGGTGTCAGGATTGGCTTCTCCACGCTGGACAATGCGGAGATCTCACCCAGCTTTGATAGCTGCATATTCTTCAGCCGCTGGGCGTCTTTGGCAAGCCGGACATGGCCCATGCAACGCTCTATGTTGTCCACGAACCAACGCTTACCGTACACCGGTACGATTGGGATGCACTTCCCCGCAATGTAGCCCGCGTCCTCCAGCACCCTGCCGCCCGACAAGATGTATTTGTGCACCCGCTTAGTCTTAACGCGCTTGGTTCTAACCTCAGTCTTGCCAACGGCTAGCAGGGTTTCCTCTAGCGTCGGGTCGTCTTTAAAATCTTTTGTGCGGTACTTTTCCTCAACACCGTCGATGCCCTGAAAAACCCGGATGGTCTCACTTACCATCTCGACTTTGTAGTATTCGGCAACAAACACCATATCAGGCGTTGACCAGTCGAACTCATGCTGATGAATGGTCTTAGGCCAATCAGTCGGATTGTCGCCAAACTCTTCAATGTATCTCTCCCGCGTCATAGAAAATATGACGTAGCAATACTTGGCGTCCGACTTGTCCATCCTCTTTGAGTCGAGGTCAAAGAACACCGAGCTATCGGCATCAAAGATCGGCTCAATAATCACCCGCTGCCGGTCGTCGTCTTCTGATTCCTCGTCCTCGTACTTTGTGCGCAAGCGCCAAGCGCCAAAACCACCACCTACAGCTTCTTCAAACCCATTGTCATACGCTTCGTCAGCCACGCTGTCCTGCTCATCTGCGCGGTACAGTCCGTCGCAGGTGTCAGCAAGCTCATCTGCTTTTGTCCCGTCCTTCGGCGTGTAGTCAACGGTTACCCGGTTGTTGCGGTACTCGCTGATGATCCGCATTACCGCCAGTGCAACTTTGTTGACCTCGAACTTGGGCTTGTTCTCGTAGATCTCGCCTAGCGGGCCTTCCCATTGAGCGCCTGAGATGCTGTAGAAACGTCGGTCTTGCAAGCATTGCAGACGCTCATCCTTCAATGCTGTCTGAATATCATCGAACTGAGCCAACGCCTCTGCGTGGATGCCGACTAGTTCTTGATCTTGCTTTTTTGTTGCCATGTTTTTACCAGCGGTTTGCGCTCGGGATGGGCTGAAAATGTAAAGCGTGGTTCGGCCTTACAGCACGCCGCGCACTCTCGCAAGCATACCGCAATGCGTCAATGACGTGGTTGTCTTTGTCGGCAAGGATCGGAAGAACCCGGCTTTCGTCTAGCGGGTCAACTTTGAACGAGTACAGCGCCAACTCGTCGATCAAGTGGATGCACCTTGGATGCACCACAATATCGAAGCTCTTGAGGAACTCAATACCTTCCTCTACAGACTTTGGGCCTTTCACCGCACTCGTGATCTTTGGAAAGCCGTGCTTTCTAAGATGGCTGATAGTTTCTGGCCTGGCTGAGTCGGCTACCATCGGCCACTTCTCGGAGTCTGGCACGCTCATGAATAGCTCTGGCGTATCCACAATGTCACAGCCCACCCGGTACGCTTCATGGCACACATACAGCCTTCGGCCCGATATGTAGCACTGGACTAGCACCGTAGGATCAACGCTAAAGCCCCAGTCAGCACCCTGGCGAATCAAGGCTGTAGGGTCTGTCTCAAACTCTTCGATGTGCCAGTTGTGGAACACCCGAGCGCTGCTGTTGCTTTGATACTTGCCGAGCCAGATATGGGCGTACTTGTCAGGATCACGCCTCTTGTCGTACTCAAGCTCTTTAACCAGCTCATCAGGCATCCAAGGATTGTCACTGTGATTCGCCTCGATCACGATGCCATCGGGCGGTGGGTTTGCACCCCTTAGCAACATATCTACCGGATCTGTAGCATACCGAGGATTCCAACTAAACCATAGTTCACTGCCCGGCGCTCTAATCGTAGGACGCAACAGATCTAAGCTGCGCTGGCTTGCTGACTGGGCTTCCTCAAACCATGCAATCTGGAATCCCTCAAGCGACTTAATGCTGTCGCTTGTGTGATCTTGCATACCTTGAAAAATTATGACGCCGCCGTGCCTAGACTTGATCTGCTCGTTTTGCACTTCAAAGTAAGCACCAGCATTCATCGACTGGATTTTGTTTTCCAGCAGCTTTTTAACGCTGAACTTGAGCGAGCGCTGCACTTCACGCAAGCAAACCGCATCCGTCTTTTTCTGGATGCACAGTTCAATCAACGATTCAGCGAAGAAATGCGACTTGCCAGATCCACGACCGCCATAGATGCCCTTGTACCGAGACGGCACCAGCAGCGGCTCAAACACCTCGGGCGTGTCGATTACAAGCTGGGTCACTTTGCCTTCACGATCCTGCGCTCAATGACTGTAATGACATGCTCACCATCTACGCCGGTTCCTTGCACCGTCATTGGCAACACTCTGCCAACCAGCGCCATGAACGCGCTAGCGGTCCTAGGATCGTTCGCACGCTCTACAAGGTAGCCAACCCCGCCGGACTCGTCCAGCGCGCCTAGGATCATGTTCTTGAGGTTGGCGCTTGTCTTGTTCAGGATGCCTTTACGACTTCCGCCGCCCGATTTTGGTGATCCTTTGGGTTTCCCACTCTTCCGCACTGTGTCATTCATTGTCAGACCTCGCCGTGATAAAGCTGTGTTTTCAGTGCGTATCCCATAAGCGGCCATACTTTCGCCACGGCGTTGGCGCGGGCGATCGCGCGGCCAATCTCGGCGTCGAAGTTCTCTGGGCTGGCGCAGGCACTCTCACCTGTGACGGTGAAGCCGTTACGCAAGACTAGGACGCAGAAGATTAACAAAGAAAGTGGCCCACTGTTATCAGGCTGATTTTCTAGTTTGCCTGTTTCATAAACGCGCCAGTAAGCCAGCTGTGCTCCATCCCAAGCTGTAAAGAAGTGCTCGCTGAGGATGTTCTCTTCCAAGTCAGCAGGGGTCACGCGCGGCGCTGTCTTGCCCTTGACTAGGATTTCTTGTTCGATGGTGTCGTCGGTCATGATTTTTCCTTGTCAATCCTGTCAAATGATTTTACCGTGTCCCTTGCGTCACGTCTAATGCAAAAATGGTAGTCCACATGCGCCATGATGCCGCGCACCTCTTTGATGCCCAGCGCGGCCTGCTCGGCTTTGTGCTTGGCTTGGCGTTGGGCGGGGGTCTTGGCGGTCATGGCGCAGTCCCATCGTCTTGAATAACTTCATAGTCTCCGAATCGGGCCATTGCGCCACCCCAATCAATCGGCTCTTTTGCCCGAGCCTGAGAAACAACGCGCGGGGTTTCCATGCGCCAAGTGATGCTTCTCTCTTCTCCGATTTTTGAGTCATATCGAGAGCCACTCACGTCTATGCATAAGCGCAAACGCGCTCTGTAGCTTTTATGGATCACAGCATCACCGCAACTTGCTGATGGGCCAAGGCAATCAAGCTGCTTGCGCGAACAGTGCGCGGCACGTTGCCGGCCAAAACAAAACGAACGGTTTTTTCTCCAACCACAACAGCGTCTATTTCGCTGCCATCCCAGTAAAACATGCCGCTTTCCAGCTTGCTAGCTTTTACAGCGGGGAACTGTTGGCCCTTGATGTTGATGGTGTTCATGTTGCTCTCCGGGTGTTTGGTTGGCGTGAACGTAGTGTATCACTGTTACTGCGCTAACACCGCATACAACCTACCGTTTGTCGGATCATCCGGCTTCTTTGACAAACACCCCATCGGCGCGTAGGTGGCCCCTCCTGTCCTTGATCTTTTCGTAAGCCATGTCCAGGCACTCAGTCACGCTCACGTTTGCACACCCAGCGCCGACGATCAGCGTCACAAGCACATCACCCAGCTCCTTTTTGTATTCGTCAACTAAGCACTGTGCATCGCTACAGTCCATGTAAGCTGCGGCCTCCAGCAGCTCACCGGCTTCCTCAATAGTTTTTTTGGATTGCGCGACGGGCTTGCTGTTCTCGATGATCTGGCGATCCTTCGCCCACTGGATTACCTTCAATTCGATCTGTTCAAACGTGCTCATGCGTTCTCCTTTTGGTTGCTCAAAATCTTGTCCAGGTCCACAGTCGCGTGCCCGCTGCGGGTTCTCGCCTCAGTCAGCCTGATTGCGCGCTCGTACTTGCTGCGCGCAATGCTGCTGCGCTGTGCGTCATGCCAGCCGATCACTTCGCGCAGTGCTTGCAGGCCCGGCCCACTCAGTCCCATGCGCCCGGTGGCCTGGTAGCGCGCGGCTGCTTCGATCAGCGCGGCCTCGGCTTTTTCACAGTCCGGCAGGGCCTCGGCGCCGATGTGCAAGCTGGCCAGCGTCTGGGTCAGGTTGTTGACCGATGCCATGTCGTGCCACTCTTGCAAGCCAGCACCACCTCGGGCGAACGCTTCAATGCTTGACAGCTCGCGCACCAGCAGGTAATCCAGCATCGGCCTTGGCGTGATGCTGGCGCCTTCAATCGCGTGGCGCACCGGGTCAACCAGCGCCCAAACCTTGCGTGTGCATCGCTTTTTCATGCGCGCGCTCCCATGCCAGCAAACGGGCTCGCCACCAATTCAGCCCATGCTCGGCCTGTCTGGATCTTGCTTATCAGTGAGTGGTCAACTCCGTAACGCGCGCCCAGCGTGTGTTGGTTCTCTGTGCTGGCCCGGATTTCGCGGACCTTTTGCATATCGAGATTTGCGCTCCGGGCGCGCTGCGCAGTTGCCGATGCGACACTTCGCGCGGCTCTCGATTTCGGGTCTCGGGCAACCCTGATTGAAACCGCCGAAAACGTCGATCTCTCTAAGTGAGCAAGGCAGCGGGGGTTGTTGCATGTGCCGACGACCCGATCCCGCTTTGTCAGCGCTCGCCCGGACTGCATTTGCCAAAATGCGCGTCGCACACCGATTCCACCGTACACCGGCGCGCTGGTCTTTGGGTGCCGTGTGCCGGTCCAGATCAGGCAGTCACCATCTTCGCGGGTGTGCTTTGCGAGACCGGCTTGCAGGCGCTGTTCTATCGTTTGCTTCATTCTGTTTCTCCGATTTGCTCAAGGTTTGCGGGCCACTGGCCCATTGCTGTGATCTGGCGGCGGGTGTCTGCGCCCCATGCCTGTTCCATGAGTGCTTGCGCGTGCCTGCCGCCCAGCTCGTACTGGTCGAACTTTTGATGACAGCCTTTGATGCCTGGTCGGGCGGCACAGAGTGCAAACACTGCTCTGTCGTCGGCCTTCGCGCCCTTTGCCTT